TAGAGAGTTCGTTTACGCTATCAAGCAACGATTGTCTCATCCACGCTGGCTAAAACTGCAGACCGCATATGGTCCAGATGGCGGGTGGAAAGAAGACGCTGATACTTGGAAAGCCGATACAGTCTACCTTGGGGGCGATGCGCGTAATTCCAGCGAGAAGGACCCTACCCTCCAAGCCCTTGGTATGGGTGGTCAGATTTACGGTGCTCGTGCTGACCTGATTATTCTTGACGACTGTATTACCACTGCCAACGCCCATGAGTGGGAAAAGCAGATGGACTGGTTACAGAAGGAAGTTATTACCCGTTTAGGTAAGAATGGTAAATTGCTAGTAGTTGGGACACGAATTGCCGCTAACGACCTTTATAAAGAACTTCGTAATGCTAAGCATTGGTCTGGGGGTAGGACTCCCTTTACTTACATGGGGATGCCTGCTGTCCTTGAATATGCTGAGGACGCAGAAGACTGGGTTACGCTTTGGCCGTACTCGGATACGCCCTGGGACGGGGACGATGATACACCTACAGAGGACGGCCTCTATCCTAAGTGGGACGGCGAAACCTTATTTAAGAGGCGCAGCGAAGTCACACCCTCAACATGGGCGCTTGTCTATCAACAAGAAGACATCCAAGAAGATTCAATCTTCCCACCCGTGTTGGTGCGGGGAGCCACGAATGGGATGCGCAAAAGAGGACTGCTGGTAGCAGGTGCTGCTGGACATCCTCCTAGAGTAAATGCTCATACTGTAATTGGCTTTGACCCCGCTATGGCGGGTAACGCTGCCTTTGTTGTTGCATCCTACAACAGAGAAGACGGCAAGATTTATATTCTTGACTGTGTGAATATGGAAGAACCTACACCTCAAAAGATTCGCGCAACAATTGAAGAATTAACTATTAAGTACAAGCCACAAGAGTTCCGTGTGGAAATCAACGCACACCAGAAAGCATACTCACTAGATGAAGAACTTAGACAATGGCTTGCTTCATACGGCGTACGGCTTGATGCTCACTTTACAGGCAAGAACAAATGGGACACATCTTTCGGCGTTGCCTCAATGTCCAACCTCTTTGGCACAGAACGCGAAGGCAAATTTCAAAACAATAACATCATTGAACTACCATCCTCAGAACACTCTGAAGGATTAAAGGCTTTAACTCAACAACTGCTTACGTGGAAACCTGAGACTAAAGGTAAGACGGATACTGTTATGGCTATGTGGTTTGCCATTATTCGCATACGCGAACTAATGCAACAGGCAAGCAATACTGCTACCTATGCTTACAACAGATGGGCAACCAGAGCACAAACAGATAAACGATACGCCATTAACCTTGATGAGGCTTTCTCAGAGCAGTGGCAAGACATGTATGGATAAGGAGTTAAGATGCCTAACTATGGAAAAATAGTAAACGGTATAGTTAAAATTGTTATTAAAGAAGATAAAAAAGTTACAGAAGCAATGAAAAACAGTGCTGCCATTCAAAAGAAAATGGCTGTAGTAGATAAAGCAGATACAGCAAAAGTTACTAGACAAGTTAGAAAAAAGATTAATGAACTAGAGGCTTCTGGAAAATATCAAAAAACTCCTACTAAAATTAAAAGAGATAATGATAGTTTTGAATCTGCTGCAGAACGCGGAGAACGAATACCTCGCAAGAAGTTGCCTCCAGCAAAACCACAACGTAAAACAGTATCTGATAAAGATGCTTCTGAGGTTGCAAAAGAAATATCAAAACGCCCAAGTGGTGCAAGTAGAGCAAGACTTGTTAAAAAGCCTAGTCTTAAATCTTTAACACCAAGTGAAAAGCGTTATGAAATTCTTGGCAAGAAGGCTCCAGTTACTGTAACTAAGAAGAAGCCTATGTCTCTTGCAGAGATTAAGAAGGCAAAGGCTGCTGCTAGAAAAGCAAAGTTTGGTACTGTACTTGCCAAGCGTCCTAAGCCAGCACCTAATCGTAAACCGTTAAAACCAATTGATACATCACGTGGTTCTAATAGACCTGTTAAACCAAGGCTTAGCGATAAAGACCAAATCTTAGAAAACGCTAAAAACAATCCAAGAAACTGGGATATTGCTGACCAGAGACCTAAAGCAACAATAGATAAAGGTCGTGGCGATACATTACAGCCACCTTCAGTTACTAAAAATCCTATTAAACGTAGTAGAGAAGAACGCATGGAAGCACGCAAAGCAAGACGTGCTAATCTAAGAGATAAACGAGCAGATATTGCTGGTGCTCAAAGAGCAGATTATAAAAAGCCACGTGTAATTAAATATACTACTGGTCCTAAATCTGCAAAACCTGGTACTACTAAGCGAATGAAAATAGGAGACCAGACAGTATCTAGAACTAACGACCCACGTAATGCTGCATCTGATGCTGGCAACATGAGGGAAAGACTAAAAGCAATTGATAAGTTAACAGCAGAAAGAGCAAAGAATCGTAGCAATAAGGTATCGGCTAAGTTAAAGGCTAAGGTAAACGCTACTTTGGGTTCTAGTAAAAATGCGAAGAAATCAAGAAGTTTACAAAACACATTTAATCCGCCTAAGTTTAGCCGTAATGTTACAACTGGAAAACTTCGTGCTACAAGACCAATTAAACCTGCAGGTCGTACTCGTTCTGGACAGAAAGCAAAGGGTAAATAAAATGGCAATAAGCCCATCAAACATTGGCTGGAATCAAGTTAATAAAAAAGTAACTAAGGCTACACGTAAAGTTATTAAAACGGCAGATGAATACATGATGCCTAAGACTCCTGCAGATGTTGCCTTTACTCTTCTTGGACTTAAAGGTGCACGTGTTGTTGGAGGTATTGCAAAAAAAGGTGCCAAGCATGTTGCTAAGGCATATAGAAACATCGGCTAGGCCCATATAAAACATACTAAAGATAAAGGAAAATAAAATGCCAAATGTAGTTAAAATTGTAAAAGGTGTTGCAAAAGCAGTAGGAAAGAAGAAGTCTGCAGCAGCAAACAAAAAGGGACTTAAGGCAGCAAATAAAGGTTCAATGGCTCCTAAGGGATACAAGACAGATGCTGAACGCCGCAAGGCACTTATGACAATACGCGATACTGAAAAAACTTTTGGTAAAGGTAATGCAAAAATATTTAAAGATTCTTCTAAAGCAATGGAAACAATAAAGAATCCTGCACCAAAGAATGCTATTTCAAAGTCAGGTCGCGTTGCTAACACTTCAGGTTTGAAGTACAAGGCTGCAAAGAAGGCTAAATAATTATGGCAATGTCAAAAAAAGTTAAGCGCCCAGCAATACGTGTAACTAGGTCTAAGGGTACACCAGCGGTTATGCCAGAATACAGACCAAATCAAAAACCTGGACAACCTAAACCAGCACCTATGCCTACAATGCAACCAAACTATGGTAAGCCAAGAATTACAGAACGACCAAGACCAGGAAGCCCTAAGAAAACTCCATCACCAAAGTTAGAAATTGCTCCTAAGCCAAAGCGTGCTACCAGAGTTAAGGGAAGACCTCTTATTAAAATAATAAAAAGAGGGATTTAATTATGGCTACCATGAAAAAAACAGCATCTAAAAAGACAAAACCTTTTGCAGCAGATAAATCTATCAAGGTAAGCCAGTCTACAATTAATAAAATTAAAACAGACGGAATGAAGAAAGCAACTACAAAGGCTGCATCAGGTAAAGCAAGCACTCCATACATTGCAGGTACTATTCGTATGTATGGTAGTAAAAGAGTTACTGCTGCTGGTAAAGCACCTAAGAAACTTGCTGGTGTTACTGGTAAAGGTAATGCTGGTAAATATAAAGATGTAGCATCATTAAAAGATAGATACCTTCCATCAGGACAAGATGTTAAAAAGTTTGTTCGTGGAGCAGGTGAAGCAAATCTTAAAATGGCAAAAGACCTTGGAAAGGCTGCTTATGCATATGGAAAATTTACAGCAATACCTGCTAAAACTGCTATAAAGGTAGCAAAGAAACTTGCAGGTCCAAAGAAACCTCGTAAGTAATGGCAGATACATCTGTTAACTTTGGAACAAATAAATTTAATTTAACAGTTGCTCAAAAAAATAGACTTAATCGTGTAGCAGCAAACATTAATAAAAATAATATAGGTCGTGTAATGCTTCGTGGTCATGCAGATTCACGTGGTGGTGTTAATAACATGACATTATCTAAAAATCGTGCTAAGGCTGCTGCAGATTATCTTAAGTTAAAAGTTAAAAATTCTAATGTAAAGTTTGTTGTAACAGCAGCAAGTACTAAAGAGCCAATTGCTTCTAATAAAACTGTTAAAGGTATGTCTGCTAATCGAAGAGTAGATATTATTCTTCCATCTAAACCAACATCTATGAGAATGGATAAGCAACCATACAAGCCAGTTGGCTCAGGTGCATCAGCATGGTCTGGTGGAGCCTTAGGTGGCGGCGGCGGAAACCTCGGAAGAAAGTAATTTTTTAAAACTACGTTAGGATAACAATGGCATTAACAATAGAGCAGGTAACAGCACGGGTTGATTCTCTGCTTTACCGCAATCACGAACGTGATGCGCGTAACCTAGATGTACTTGCTGTCCGTAAAGGAAAGATTGCTCAGGTTTATCCTAACTTCTTCCCAGAAGGTGTTGATGCCAACGTAGTAGCAAACTTTATTGACATTGTTGCACGTGACTTATCTGAAGTTATGGCTCCGCTCCCAGCGGTTAATTGTTCTGCAGCCAATCAAGTATCAGATAGAGCGCGTACATTTGCTGATAAACGTACTCGTATTGCCTCTAACTATTTTCAACACTCAGACCTAGCAGTACAGATGTACTCAGGTGCTGACTTTTATCTAACATATGGATTCGTCCCTTTCATTATTGAATTAGACGATGAAGCAAAACTGCCACGTATCCGCATAGAAAATCCTATTGGGGCTTACCCAGAGTTTGACCGCTATGGACGTTGTGTGGCATTTGCTAAGCGATACTCTATGACACTTGGTGAACTAGTATCTCAGTTCCCAGAGTATGATAGACAACTTCTTGGACCAGATGGTTACAAACAAGACCTTAATGCACAGATTGAAATGGTTCGTTATTACGATAAAGACCAATCTATAATCTATGTACCACGTAGAAACAACTTAGTTCTTTCTGAGGCTGCTAACCCAATTGGTAAGATGATGGTTGTTGTTGCACGTAAGCCATCTATTGATGGTGAACTACGTGGACAGTTTGATGACGTACTTGGTATTCAGTTACTGCGTAACCGATTTGCATTACTTGCAATGGAAGCGGCAGAGAAGTCAGTACAGGCACCAATTGTTCTACC